CGGAGTGTTGAAATATGTATTGCCTTTGCCATTATTGGAATGTATCTTTGAATTGTTGGGTAAATACTTTTGCATTTCCTTCGTAAGGCTTTTCAAGTGTCAGCCTGTTATCTGCATATTTCCAAGTAAATTTTGCGATGTACTTTTCCGTATCATCGTCTGCCACCTCGTATGTATAATCCGTAATCAGCACCTTTGAAGATGCACTTCCGTTCTTTGTTACATAATGCGATGTCAATAGTTCCTCCAGCCACTGCATCATATCCGGTGTCAAGCGTTCCGACTCAAATTCGTATAACTTCTCACTATTGCAATCATAATAAGCAGTCTCGCCACCACATACCGCCTCACTCTTCTGTGTTTTCATCTTTGTTGTTGTCTTGCCGTAAAGCGGAATAAAATCCCTATGATTGAAAGCATTGTAGAACCTGAAATACAGGTCGGGAGCCTTCTCTGTAAGATAATAGGTAAACATTCTATTTTTCATCTTGCAGGTAATCGCCTTCAGGAGTGCCCCTTTTTCATCTTGATATGCGCTGTAATACTCGAAAAAGTCAAAGTACACATGATGTATTCCTGTTTTTGTGGCCGAACTATTAAAAAACCTCTGCTCGGTCAGCGTCTCGCCACCCTTTGTCGTATATACAAAGATCAATGTATAACTTGTATCTTCCCCATTTTCGGCATAATACAATAAATCATCTTCATAGCAGACAAAGAAATCCAACAGTTTTGCCCGTTGCGATGTCAGGAAGTTAAACCGTGTGTATGTAGTAGCGGACAAAGTGGGCTTGAAGGAGCAGAACAACACCTTGAAAGCGGTAATAATAACAACTTCCCCACCCTCATTATAAACCTCTACGCCAAATTCGAGGTATGCAATCTTCTTATCACGCATATACTGCTCTACCAATTCCTTCACATCATAAAGTGTTACCTTTCCGTCAATGGCATAAAGAGTGGTATTAAGCAAATGTGTGTAGTTTGCACTTGGTATATATATTTCAACGACAATCTTCTCCAAGTCTGTAGAATACACAAGGGTGCTTATCTCCGACGAGAACATCACCGACTGCGGTACATAAGTGTCAAGTTTGAGTTCCATAAGGCCATATTGTTTGCCGGCAAAAGTAGCCGACAAACAAGGTTGCACAAAAGACAGCACCCGAAGCCGGGTGCTGTGCCTCTCTATTCGCTTTCAAACTGCTGTATATATAGCACCTTGCGAATTTTCCCGTGTGCTACATACGAATGTGAAACATTCGGCAGATTTGCAGTAATTGGATTATAGACTTCTCTTTGCTGAAACATACGAAAGCAAATAATCCTATCCAATTTTTCAACTGCCCTTTTCATTGATGTAAATGTATGCGTGGCAAACGGGCTTGTCGATAGCAACATATCAATGTTTTTCTCTACGGCAAAATGCTTTTCAATGATTTGATAGACTTTCATTCTCTTCGCTGTTAAATTCGTGTTCTAATAATCTTCTTCGCTCTTCATTCATTACGGCTATTTCCGTGTTATAACATTCTCGGTAAATATCGCTGTAACCGACCAAATTCTGCCAAGTGTCATATTTCTGCATTGTCTTGCGTATGCTGTGTGCTGCATCAAACAACACATTCAACTCTTCTTGTGTGTACCTCTCAATGTATTTCATACTGCTACATTTTTTAGTGTGTTATGTTCGTGTATTAACCTATCAACGAAATTTGCACCGATGTTCAAGCCAAACTTTGCCTTTAGGTGAAAAGCATATCGCAATGCTTTCAATGGCTCTTTTGTGTGGCAAACTGCACTCTCTGTCTTGTTAGGATTTTTTACATAGACTTTCCAAACTCTGCCTTTCTTTTCGGCTGTGATAACTCTCTTTGACTTAATTGCTTTCATATCGCTATACTATTAAAATGAATAAACCAACATATTGTAAACTGTAATTTCGGACTCTGCACAAATACGCTCGGCAATTCTGCTTGCCTCTTCCTTGTCGTGTGCCTCAACCGACAAAACAAAAATTTCATTATCAAAATCTTCAACCTCAACTTGAAATGTGCTTATGCAATCGCAAGAGCTGGAGAGATTTTTTCTTCTATTGCCACCCTCTTCAAAAGGCAATAACTTGTAAGCCGATGTGTGAACTGAATGTGTCATAACTGTATGCTTTTAATTGATGATTAATGTTTATGCACTGCGCTTTCGCTTATCGAGATTTTTTATGTGCATACAAGGGCAACACGGTAAGGATATAGCCTCACAAGGATTATAGGAAAAATTTACCCGACGGGCAGAAAGAAATTGTTTGGTAAAGCGACAAAAAAAAGAGCGACAAAGAATTTTCAATTATTCCTTATCACTCTGCTTGTCCTTGTGAATATCCGTGTGGTGCGACCTTCGCACTCAAAAAAAACGTGGCCGAAAGCATTGCAGTGCAGTTTAAGCATCAATGCACGGTGGCACATTGCATATCGGCTGTTATATATTAAAAGAGGGAAGTTTACTCCAAGGCGGCTTGTTTCAATAGCGTGAAGAATTTAGCAAAAGCTAGTCATCTCTTATTGTTGAGGAGCAGTATGTGAAGAAAATCTGATATTATCAATATTAATAACTTTCTCAATTCGCTTAATTCTGTCAAATACTGTTTGACGTGGATAACCTGTCAAATTGACCACCTGTGGAGCAGACATACCAATCTTCAGAAGATAGCATACTCTTAATACCGGTTCACTTATTCTTTTGAATTTAGCTTGTATCTCATATGTAAATTCCGGGTATAGCTTGTCTATTGCTCCAAGTAATTCTTTCCATTCCTCATCATTAAGATGATATTTGCCTTTGGAGGCCTTTTTCACTTTCTCAATGATCTCTTTGGCATCACCAGAGATGTTGTTCATAATTGTCAGTCTTGTTAACTCCCGGTTCTGTGCAATTAGCATTTTGCAATCATTCTCAGCCTCTTCCAATTGTTTGGCAAGTTTGGACTTGGCTATGCAAATCGATTCTAAATCTTTTTCTTTCTGTATAATGAGTTTTTTTTCTTCTTCAATCTCTTTTTCTTTCATTTGTATAAACAACTTAGATTCCTTTATCTTATTCTCCTTTTGAAAGATAGTATCCAGCATACGCTTTTTTTGGATATAATGATGAAGTGTTATGGCAAGTATTATAATAATGAATGTTAAGAAACCGAATAGAAGATAGTACCTTGCTTTTGTGGCTTTCTCTATAATAGCCATCTCCTCCTCTTTTTCGCGCCTGTACTGAAAGAAATTCTTTGCATTTGTTGTGTGTTCAAGAGTTCTTTTGTCAATTACAGCCTCATTGGCATCAATAAATTTAATTGCATATTCAACGGCTTTGTCTTTATCTCCTTTCTTAGTATAATATCTTGTCAGCCAACGTGCGGCATCATATTTTGACTCAATACTGTTGGAGTTTGCGTATAGTTCTACCATTGCAACAGCTGCACTGTCGGCAGATACAAAACGCTCGTAATAAATGGCAAGACTTATTAAATAATTCGGTGGGAATTTTTTATTAGGATTCTCTTTTAATAAAGAATAACATAAAGATGCTTCTTCTTTATAACCCAGCACTGTATAATCTCCCATAGCTTTTGCAAGTATATCGTGATTGTTGCTTGTGATTTTATTCTTACCTTTCAGAATGTAATCATAATATTTCACTGTATTAAGTGTGTCATTAACTTTAAAATAACAACTAGCAACATTCGCATATGTTCTTTCATTTATTGTTCCGGTTGCTTCTGCGACAGAAAGCTGTTTAAGTGACATATTAAGCGCTTCTGTATAATTGAATTGCACCTTATATAAATAAGACAACTGAGAGTATGCGTTTTCCCACAAAGAACTATCTATATTTTTTTTTGTTTCGGCAATTTCAGCGGACTTCAAGAAATACGTTATAGCCCGAGGATAATCATTGAGGTCACGGTATACACTACCCATATAATAGTATGCTTCTTGTATATCTTCTACAGTTCCTTCTTTTTCAAAGTAGCTACATAATTCTTTTATACTTATAGAAGAAGTATGCTTTATAAATGCTTTGTCACGTAGTCTGATGTCAAGTAATGATAATCTATTTTGCAAATACTCAGGCTCGTTTTTGAATAATGGTCTTAGCGAATCAAGTTGTTCCATTGCTTTTTGGGGCAACGTATCTCCCATCGCTTTTATCTCATTCAACTTGTATATAAGCCCTTCATTACAATCTTTGGTGCACGATGCGTTAAGCAAAATAATAAAAATAGCAAATTTAATAAGGTGTTTCATTTGGTATGTACTAGGTATTGACAAAGCAAAAATAATTCAAAAAAACGAGCTATATAGAGATTTTATGTCCGAATATGTCCGATATTGCAAATTAACATATTATTATCCTTAAAAGAAGCCAATGTGCTAACACGTTGTGTAACAGTGTGTTAAAAGGGGGGGGGGGGGCGATTATTTAAAATTATTCGGGCAATGTCGGACATAAATCTCTTTGTGGCTAATTGACACAGCTTTACATTTGCAAAAACAAAAAACGCAAATGATATGAAAAAAACAATTAATGGTATGAGGTGTGGTGTTGTATATACCAAAACTGCTAACGGGAGAGCTGGCGTTTATATAACGTCATTATGTCGCCTCTTTATCTTATTTCTATTGCTTATACTTGGAACAACTGTTTGTGCACAATCAGAAGGTACAGTTCAGATAGAATTAGAAAACAATGAGGGAGATGATTTTATTTCAACAGATGAGTTGCCAAAAAGAGATTTAGATATAGCAGCCATATTGCCATTGGTGCTATATGATAACACTAGTACTACTCTGTCAATAACAAGTCAAAACGTAACTTTTGAGTCTGTAAATTATTATATAGTAGATGAAACAAACCTAGTATCACAACAAGGTGAAATAATATTACCTAAAGGTGTGGAGATAACAATATCACTTTTGCAGGTCTTAAGTGGAGTGTACAGAATCGTGCTGGATTTTGAAGGAAACTTCTTTCAAGGATATTTTTATGTTGAGTGAGTAACATCTTCTCATAAATGGGATTACAAGTTTAAGATAAAAACATGATATAATGGATACTTTGTTCAAACGACTATTATCACATCTAAAGATTAGGCATACACAATATGCAAATAAACTTTATAATGAGCATCCTTATAGATATACAATGTATGGCATGAAACAAATGCTATCTAGTTATCAAGTAAATAGTAAAGCATACCAATTATCGGATAAAAAAGAATTATTAAAATTAGAAACTCCGTTTATATCAGAAGTCTCAAATGATTTGGTTATAGTAAAAAGTATAAATGAGAAACAAGTAGTTTTTGATTGGTACGGAGAAATAATAACAGTTGCAACAGAAAGGTTTTATGAATCGTTCTCAGGTAAAGTGTTATTATCATACCCTCAAAAGCAATCAATAGAACCAAACTATAAGGAGCACATAAAAAAAATGAAACTTGATATTACAGAATGGATAATAGTAATTTCAGGTTTAATACTCTTATCTACATATCTTTATATACATAAAAGTTCAGAATATGATATTTTGAATATTCTTCGAGGTGGACTTGACTTAATTGGAATTTATATCTGTAGCCTAATAATCGGGAAAAGTTTAAATATTGAAAATAAAGCGACAGATAGAATCTGTAATCTTTTTAAGAAAAGTAGTTGTAATGATATTTTAGAAATGCCTATTGCTAAGTTTCTAAATAGATATGGGTGGGGAGAAATAGGATTATCGTATTTTACTGTAAATTTGATTATAATCTTATTATTTCCAAATCACATATACGAATATTTGCCTATAATTTCAATAATAGTATCACCTTATATTATTTGGAGTATCTGGTATCAAAAGTATAAGGCAAAAAATTGGTGCAGTTTATGTTTAATAGTACAAATTATCCTTTTTCTACAAGTCATAATATCAATATTAGATAGTTCAATTCAAGAAGTTAATTTACAAGCAATAGTTCCTCCTATAATGTATCTAATTACAGTCTTGCTTGTTCATAAAATTATAGATATAATAAAAGAGGCATTAAGTGCAAAGGATTGGAAAGCAAAACTAACATTACTTAAATATCAAAAAGAAATTATTGATAAATTATTTGAATCGCAAGAATTATATGATATAAGTACCAATACCTCAAAAATTGTTTTCGGGAATGAAGATGCCAATTATACTTTGACAATATTCAGTAATCCATATTGTAATCCATGTGCAAAAATGCATGAAAGAATCTCAAGTCTATTAAACTCAGGGTGCAAAATACAATATATATTTACTTATTTTTCAGAGGATCTAAGTAATATTAATAGGTTGTTTATCGCAGCATATTTAAAATATGGAAAAGAAAAGACCTGGAATTTATTAACAGAATGGTACTCCGGAGGAAAAAATCAAAAAGAAAAATTCTTTGATAAAGAATTAGAAATAAATGATAAAAATATAGAAGAAGAGTTTAGACATCACGAAAATTGGAAACGAATAAGTGGTTTTAATGCAACACCGACACTGCTATTTAATGGAAAGAAACTACCAGAAGCGTATAACCTTGACGACATTATATATATAATAAACAATGGGCTTTAATAGAAGAATTATGGAATCTACTAAATTTCCTAAAGAAGAAGAATATTTAAATCACTTGATACTGCATTCGCACGATATACCGTCAGCCATAGGATTATTAAATGGGGGAACTGGTATTGCGCTTGTTCTAATGCATTATTCAAGAGTTCGCAAATGTCGGTATATAGAGAAATCAGTTGATTTCCTAATAGAAAATATATTAAAGCGCATATCAAAAACGACAAAAACAGAATTTGCATCGGGCTTGTCTGGAATAGGTTGGGGTATTGAATATCTTATCCAAAATAAATATATGAAAGGATGTGGTGCTGATATATTACTGGATATAGATAAACAAATCATGAACATAGATTTTTCGCGATGTGAGAATTACAACTTATTTGACGGGTTAAAAGGGTATTTACATTATGCAATAGCGCATTTACAAGGTGCGAATATAGCAAAAAAGAAAGTTTTTGATTTCGCATTTGTACAATCTTTAGTATTCGCAACGGAAAAAGCGATAAAAGCAAATACAAAAGATTCCGAATTGGAAACGCTTTATGCGAATTTGCTTGAATGTATTGCCGGAAAAACAGAAGTGTATATTATGGAATTAGAAAGGTTTATAAACAAAAATGCAATCAATAATAGGAAAGACCTAACACTATATTCCGGTATTGCAGGTTGGATAGAACTTAAACTAAATAAATAATGAAACACATTTATATAATAGATGAGCATATAAGTTCAAAACAGAATGGAATAGGGACATATATGAAACAAATAATCAATTGTTGTAAAAATGAGAATACTGAAGTAAATCTAATTTCTTACAACGATGAAAGTGATAAATTTGTGCTGAAATATTATGAAAGTGTTAAGGTATATTGTGTCCCTTTCTGTGGAAGAGGAGCATTCCTAAAAATAGGGAATTTAAGTTTTGCTGTACTGAAACAATATATAACAGATAATAAAGATAATATTTTCTTTGTTAATCATTCACCATGTGTGGATTTCCTAAAAGCGCTTAAGAGATATTTCCCGAAATCAAAAATTGTATTCACGATACACGATCAAGGGTGGACTGCGCCGCTGTTAGGTAATGAAAAAGCATTGATTGATATTTTAAATAGGGTACCAGTAAAAAAAGAATTCAGAAAAAATATTAGGTTCATAAGAAAGTACTTTTCTGAAGAAAAACGTATGTATAAGCTTGTGGATGCTGTTGTCTGTTTATCAGAATCGACATACAATCTTTTACAAAATGTGTATAATATAGAAAAAGATAAAATTCATTTAATCCCCAATGCATTACAAACCAATAAAAAAAGTGAAAACATCATAAATAGGAATGATGCAAGAAGAATACTAAATATTGATAAAGATGAAACTATTTTATTTTATGCAGGACGAATAGTAAGAGCAAAGGGGATATTTGAACTTGTAAAGGCTTTTAATTCTATTTCTTTCTTTTTCCCTAAAGCTCGTTTGGTCATTGCCGGAGAAATGCATCAACAAGAAGAAATAGTTAAGTTTGCAACAAATTCTATAACTAAAATAACATTTACAGGATTGATTTCACAGGAATTGATGAACTTATGGTATGCTGTTGCAGATATTGGCGTTCATCCATCATATACAGAACAATGTAGTTTTACTTGCTTAGAGATGATGAAAAAAATTGGTTTAATTCTGACAACAGACGGATTAGGGCTCAGAGATATGTTCAAAAATTATAAAAATGCCATAGTGATACATATACCTCACAATAGTGATAATATGGAAAATGAATTAACAGATAACATTATTGAAGGATTAAAAATAGTTCTAAATTTGGGTGAAGAAACAAAAGCAAGACTTAAAGAAAACTGTAAGAAAGACTTACAAGATAAATATAGTTATGAAAGAATGATGGCAAACTATTCAAAACTAATGTCATCATTTAATTAAATGATTTTTCAGTTGCAACGAAAAATAAATCAACGGCTACATTGTAGCCATAAGTAAAACTTTTAAAAAAACAAACAATGAAAACAATTAAACGAGTAATCTTAAACGAGGCTACAGAACTTACAAATGACGAAATGAAAATGGTATTTGGAGGAAGCGCTACTAATGCGAATTATACCAGCAGTTGTTCGGTAACATGTAAGGACGATGATTACCTAGATAGAGTAGAAATAACCGATTGTATGGGACGTTGTACTGCTTCAGGCGATACTGTAACATGTATTGGGGAAACTTTGTACTTAAGAAAAAAATGTAATGGACACGAAAGTTCCGGACCAATAAGTGAACTTTAAAACAAAAAGAGGCTGACTCAAAATACAAATTAGAGGTTTATTTTTCCAGCATATTGAGGGTAAATAAAATCTCCAATGAGGTTTAAATTTATTTTGAGTCAGCCCTCTAATGCGTATTCTGATATTTTTATAATTATTTTAAACAATGACTTATGAAAAAGATATTGATATTCACCATAGTATTTATAATTATAAGTTTGCCTTCATATTCACAAAAAAACATTTTAATATTTGGAGACATAAGCAACTGTTTCACTATGGAAGGGGTTGCAAACGCAAATGTGGAATTGTTAGATGCTAATGGCAACGTAGTAGTATCAGATAGCAGCAAACTCATAGTGCGTAAAGATGTTTATGAAAATTCAGAATCGTATTCTATAGACAAATACAGTGGGGCTATATTTAAATTATCAATAAAAGAGATACAGGATTACAAACTTATAATAAATGCTTTGGGTTACCTACCTTACGTGCAACATATAAAGGCAGATGAACTGAGGAGCATTAAGAATTTCGATGCAGGCAGCATTTATCTTCATCCGGAACCAAAACAACAAATTCTAGATGAAGTAGTCGTAACGGCAACTAAAGTAAAAATGGTATATAAAGGAGACACCATTGTTTATAATGCTGATGCCTTTAATGTTTCTCAAAGCGAATCATTGCGAAAGTTAATAGAGCAAATGCCCGGCACCGAATTTATAGATGGACGCATTTATGTAAACGGGAAGTATGTAGACAACTTATTGTTGAATGGAAAAAATTTTTTCAACGGAAACATTGCTGCTGCACTAGATAACCTGCCTGCATACATTGTAGACAAGGTTAAAGTGTACGAAAGGAGTTCTGAACTCAGTGAACTTACAGGAAAGGATATGCACGACAATGAATATGTCATGGATGTGAAATTAAAACGAGAATATGTAGGTACATGGCTGTTTCAAGCAGATGCAGGAGGTGGAACAAACGAAAGATATGCTCTTTTGTCATACATTATGCGTGTGGATGATAGGCAAATGTTTACGTTTCATTCAGATATAAATAATTTGAATATGAAACGAAAACAAACAGAAATTGGCAGAATTGTAGATAGAGTATCAAGCGGGGATAGAAAATACAAATCGGCTAGTATCAATTATTACATAGAACCTAACAAGGCTTTCCGTTTTCGCAGCAACATTGATGTTTCGCACACAGATGATGAAATGGAGAGTTGGAAAAATGCAGAAAAGTTCCTAACACCTAATAATTTAATACAACGCAGTGTCAATCGCATAAACGGGGAAGAAACATTCATAAATGCTTTTGGTGCCGTTACTTTACGTCCGTTAAGACATCAACGATACGAAATCAGTTATAATTTCAAATATGATGACATAAAAACATTTGGCAACAATAAGAGTGTATCTTATTTTCAACATGAGAACGACGAATGGTATAATATGTCTGTAGATAGTATATTTGATATAGAAAGCCGTAAGGAAGAGAGTAAACTTTTATACACATTGATGAACCCTCTTAAAGAAGATGAATGCGCTATTAACCATAACATTGGAGCCCTCGCTACATACGCCATAGATGACAATGTGATTAATATAAAGGCAAACCTTATTTACGACATCGAAAAGAACAATGGTACAGAGATATACGCATTATCATACAAACAAGATAAAACACAAAGCGAAAAACAGCATCGCTACAACAGTTGCCGGGATAGAATGACCAACCTCGATGTAAATGCTGAGTACATTTTCAAATACTTAGATACAGAAAGTAATAACGGACAAATTACACCCTATTTGCAATATAAACGTATTGAGGGTAAAGAGTCTCATCCCGAATATCGACTTGATAGAATTGAGAATTGGTTAGAGGGGATGAACGATTTAGATTTTATACCATCGCATGAAGTGCTTGCACAGTGCATTGACAATGAGAATAGTTATTATAGTTGGATTACGAACAACATCCTATCATTCGGATTAAAGTTATCTCACAAAGGAAAAGCGCGTAACAACAGATATTATAAAATAGCGTTAATGGCAGAAGGTGCATACAATTCACATTCTCTTGATTATGAGAAGATGGAATATATGAACAATGTAAAAAAAGATAATTTCTTATTCTCGTCTCATACCTCATTAGAGTATTATCCTTGCCAAAATGACAAAAGTGGAAGTACAAGTAAATGGGTATTAGATTATAATGGAACACCAACTATGCCTGAAATGACATGGCTTTTACCATTAAACAACACTCGCGACCCCTTGAACCTTTTCATCGGAAATCCGGAACTCAAAAATGAATATACACATAATATTGAGTTAAGATATAACTACAATTGGAAAAAGAGTAAACGTTCTATTACATGGAATGCTAATTGGCTGCACACCGACAATGATATAGTGAACTATTCTATTTATGATAAGACTATGGGTAAACGCATATATAAACCTGTAAACACTTCAAAGACACATTCAGTATCAAGTCAAATATTATTCTCAACACCTTTGGATAAAGACAGGAATATTTATCTCGCAACATCTGTAAGAGGGGGGTATTCACAATATGCTGGATTTGCAACGAGTGAGGAGACTAATATGCAATATGAAATGATTAGAAATAAGTTTATTGCACCTAAAATAACCCTGCGATATACGCCAAATAGCAACTTGCGTACATCCTTATCATGGAGTACGCGCTATAACGACATAAGTAGCGGTGGATATGATGACGATTACTACAAAACAGACATAGCAGCCGAGATTACATGGAAAATGCCTTATGGATTTGAACTATCATCAAACATTAATGTGGAAGATTACAGGGGTTATTATGCGAAAGAACTAAACAAAACATACCCTGTTTGGGATGCTTCATTGAGCCGACATTTCCTAAAAAACAGATTAAGTGTAAAAATTGAGGCGCACGATATTCTTGCACGCGAAAAGGGGATAAAGACTGTTATTGATAGCGATGGGCGCTATGATACATGGAACAACCACTTGCAAAGATATGTTATGTTGCACATTGGTTATAGGATAAATTGGAGTGAAAAGAGTAAAATAAAATAGTTAAAGTATAGAATATGAAGGATGCAAAAGTAAGTATCATTCTGCCTGTTTATAATGCGAAAGAATATATAAAGGATTGTATAGATAGTATTTTAGCACAAACCTATCAAAACTTTGAATTAATAATAGGTGACGATGCATCTACAGATAATAGTATTGATATTTGTAAACAATATGACAATCCGAAGATCCGCATAATAAAGTGTGAGCATAATTATATACGAACTTGTAACACTCTATTAAAGTTCTGTAATGGGGATTATATAGCAAGAATGGATGCTGATGATATAATGTTACCGAATCGTATTCAAAAGCAAGTAGAGATACTAGAAAAAGATAAGAGTTTGTCACTTTGTTGTTCTAACAGGTTGATCATTGGCACAGATGAACGCAGAGACATGTGGGTGGAAAATTATGTAGATGATTTTATATTAAGACTTTTCTGTGGAAATTTTATACCTCATTCAACAGTAATGATAAGAACATCATTCTTAAGGAACTTGGGAATTAAGTATAAAAGTGAATATCCATATGCAGAAGATTATAAAATGTGGAGCGATATCGCAATGAATGGTGGAACAATATACGCAATAAAAGAGCCCTTGATAAAGTATAGAATACATGACAGCAGTATAAGTATGCAAAATATGCTTAAGCAAAAAGAAACAGCAACAAAAATACAGAATGAAATATATAACTATCTAATAGAAAAAGTAATACCATATAAAGACTTATATCTAAAACTTAATGAAATCCTGCAAGAACTAAAAAATAATAATGTGATTTCAGATTTATTCATACGCTTGTTTTTTTCAGACCTGTTTAAAAAATTCATAAAATAACAAATGACATTTCCAAAACATCTCCAATTAGAAATTATGGATTGTGGTCCAGTATGCATCAAAATGATAGCAGAATATTATAAGAAGCATTACACATTGAGTACGCTTCGTAAAAGATGCTACATAACACGTGAGGGAGTATCGCTATTAGGAATAAGTGATGCTGCCGAAAGTGTTGGGTTCCATACAAATGGAGTTAAAATAACACTTAAACAGTTGGCAGAAGAGGCATTATTACCTTGTATCTTACACTGGAATCAAAATCATTTTGTTGTATGTTACAAAATAAAAAGAATTAATAAAGGTTGTTACAAATTCTATATTTCCGATCCAGCAAGCGGATTAACTACATATGACCAAGAAACATTTGAGAAATGTTGGTTGAGCACTGTTGCTAATACAGGAGAACAGCAAGGAACGGCACTTTTGCTTGAGCCAAGCGTCGATTTTGATAAGATAGACGATGAACCCCAAAGAAGTACAAAAAGAGACTTACTTTACTTTGTAAGGTATTTCACACCTTATAAAAAATTATTTTTTCAAGTTGGTTGCGGTATGCTTGTTGGAAGTATACTACAAATGCTATTCCCAATATTGACACAGTCCATGGTAGATATTGGTATCAATGGGAAAAATATAAACTTCATCACATTGGTACTGATTGTGCAAATGACATTATTTATTGCAAAATTATTCGTTGAATTTATACGGGGATGGATTATGTTACATATAAATTCTCGTATTAATATTGCTTTAATATCGGATTTTTTAGCAAAACTTATGCGTTTGCCTCTAGCATTCTTTGATACTAAGATGACCGGAGATTTAATACAAAGGATTGGAGATCATGGGCGTATTAAATCATTATTAATGAATGACGCCATAAATATAATTTTCTCGTCTTTCAATTTTATAGTTTTCTCAATTATAATGGGAATCTATAATTTAAAAGTACTTATAATTTTTTTAACAGGAAATATATTGTACGTAATATGGGTTTTATCATTCATGCGTTATAGACGTGAACTTGATATAAGACGGTTCAATCAATCTGCAGGGCAACAAAGCAATATAATCCAATTAATTCAAGGCATGCAGGAAATAAAACTGAATAACTGTGAAAAACAGAAAAGATGGGAATGGGAACGCATACAGGTGAAACTATTTAAAATTAGTTTACGTGGATTGTCATTAAATCAAATACAACAGGCTGGAAGTACTGTATTTACTCAAGGAACACAGATAATTATCTCGTATATTATTGCTAAATCAGTAATAGAGGGAGATATGACACTTGGTATGATGATGTCGGTAACATATATATTAGGTATGATTTCTTCACCTATAGGTGAGTTCTTGGGATTAGCACAATCTATACAAGATGCAAAAATAAGCCTTGAAAGATTAAATGAAATTCACGATCAAGTGGATGAAGAGGAGAATATTGATATAAAATTGACAGAATTACCAAAGAATAGAGATTTGCATTTAGAAAATGTTTCATTCAGTTATACAGGGTCAGACAGAGATTATGCATTAAAAAATGTTTCACTAACAATTCCAGAGAATAAAGTAACTGCAATAGTTGGTGCAAGTGGAAGTGGTAAAACAACAATTATTAAATTGTTACAAGGTTTTTATGAACCAACAATTGGAACTATAAAAATAGGTAATACACCACTTTCTGCAATAAATCCTCATACGTGGAGAAGTAAGACCGGTTCTGTAATGCAGGATGGATTTATTTTTTCTGATACTATTGCAAATAACATCGCAGTTGGAGAAGAAAATATAGATCCCCAAAAGTTACGACATGCGACTACGGTAGCAAATATAGAGGAGTTTATTTTATCTTTGCCGTTAGGATATAGTACTAAAATAGGTATGGAAGGTAACGGATTGAGTGCCGGACAAAAACAAAGGATTCTCATAGCGAGAGCAGTTTACAAGACACCAGAATTTATATTTCTAGATGAAGCAACAAATTCATTAGATACAGGAAACGAACGTATAATAATGGAGAACTTAACAGAATTTTATAAAGGCAAGACTGTAGTGGTTGTGGCTCACCGACTTTCAACAGTATGCAATGCTGATAACATCATAGTTATGGATAACGGAACAGTTTCGGAGGAAGGGACACATGAAGAATTAATACATAAACAAAATACTTATTACAAACTGGTTAAGAATCAAATAGAATTGAATCTAAAATAATTCATGAAGTATTAGAATATGGAAAGTAATAAATTAAAAGGATTTTCCCATTCCAGAAATAACGAGATACATGATATAATGGACAAACCTACCGGTTGGATTATAAAATGGGGAACATCAATATTAATGCTGTTTGTAGTTATTATTATTGTCTGTAGTTGTTTTATAAAATATCCTGATAGGCGAAATATTTTATTGACTATTGCTGATGAGAATTTAGATTTTATTATTCATGCGCCCTCTAATGGGATTATAGATTGTATAAATATTTGTAACGGAGATTCTGTAACTAAAAATGATACTTTGATAATTTATAGAAATTCTCTAAATGGTAATTTTTCAAATGTGATATTAAGTCCTATTAATGGTATAATAAACTTTCCCAAAGTCCGAAAAAAAGGTACATCCTTTACAGAAAATGAAATTCTGTTTATGTTTGAGCCATATAATAAAGATTTAAAAACCTGTAATATAATGTTCGGATATGTAAATTACGAAACAAGGAAATTGATTAACAAAGGAACTAAGGTTAGCATAAAATTAAACAATGAAATTATAGAAACAGGTGAAATTGTAAATATTTCAAATATACCAAATGAAGAAAATTTGTATTACTTAGAAGTAAATATAGAACTACTGCCCTGTAACATATCTAGTAATGCATATAATGCAGAAATAATTATTAGTGATGTCCTGCTAATTAATAAAATATTTCAAAAAATGGTTCCGCAGTAAAGCGAAAACAAAGCGAGGTACCTGCTAAAATATAATGCAAAAATGTTTTTTATAGATGCAAACTAAATTAATTAAGTTTAAACTATATTGTAAAGTGCCATAATTAGCGAGTACCACGATGCAAGATTAAATCATATAATAGAGTATCAAGTTCTTATAATATATAATCGCCATACTCACATCACCCCACTTGTATTATACGCAACCACCTCGTGCTGTGGGAACTTCTCGCACCCTATATAGAGCGTATCAAAAGCATCTGTTCCGTCGGTGCGGTGCTGAAGCAGGTCTTCTTCCGTTTCGGCAAGTTTTTCTCCGCCTTTGTCCTTACGGAAACCGTTGCGACCACGCACGACACCTGCCGACTGAATGGCGAGTATCAGGTCATCGTTATTCTGTCGATTGAAGAAGGGCATCAGACGCTGTTTGCCTGCGAAACCTTGATTGATGAGCAGGTATTTCTCGTCGTGGCGCATTGGATTGCCGAGATATACATCATTGACTTGCCAACCGCGCTTCTCGAACTCGTGGATAACGACCCAACGGAAATCCTGCTCATTGACGGCGTAGTTTGCTCCAAGCGCTGTGGTGTCGTAATAGTATATCACTGTCTTGTTTTCGTGCCGGGTGTAGTAATTGCAGAACTCCTCGACGAGTGCCGGGATTTTCCTCTCAAACTTGACATAAAAGGATTTGATGATGTTAAGACGGCGACCTTCTATCTGCCCTGCCACTATCCAATTGATATTGGCGTTATAGTCCATGCCTATACAGATGGGGGCAAGGGTGTTCACGTCGCTGTCGGTACGGCTGTCCATAGCATCGGGTGAGAAGTCATAACCGAGGCTGTCGAGGTATTCAAAGTTCGATGCGTTATATTTATGTCCCTCACGCATGGAGGAGTAGAAACCATCCTTGGATATGCCGATGCGCTGACAGAGGATTGAGGTCTGAAAGGTCTTGGGGGTAAGGTCGCGCTTCATCTGCTTTATGTAACTTTCGCCAAGCAGCTGCAAATTCTCGATACTGCTGTACTCCTTATAATATACGGCAACGGAACGCATCTTATTGAGACTGGCATCGAGGCGGCGAAGGTGATTCTTAAGGTACTTCGGCACTGCCTTACACTCCCTCTTCATCTTGCGTACACGCTCTTTTGTCTTCCATATCTCGTATATGGTGGCCTTTATTGTTTCAATAAGTTCTTCATCCATCTTCTCCTTGTAATGGAGAAACCAACTGCCTTTCTGTGTCTGTGGCATATCGCTCAATATCATTATGGAGTGATTGAAGGAGTGTTTGCCGAAATAGGACTTTATACCGCCATTGGCAGGGAGTGTTTCATCTTTCAGGCGTTCATAATCTATGAACTTTGCTTCGTCAATAAGCAACCACGAAAGCGTAAGCGAGTTGGAAGAGCCGGGCCTGTCCTGTGATATAATGACTGCAACGGAGCCATTATAGAACGAAATAACGTGTTCGTAATCGCTCGGCTCGATGATTGCGCGTGCAAAGGATTTGGGAGGCTTGCGACCAACGACATAATGCACTCCTTGAATATATCCCCAACGCTTCCACGCGGCGAAAAGCCCCGGCAAAGTGTTAGTAAGTCCGTGCTTGAAGGTGGGTACTACGATACCGCCTGTACTGCCCGGCATACGCTGCATATTACGGAGAACGAAAGGAGCAGCAATACTGTCCGTCTTTCCTGTTCGACGGCCTGCGACAATAACGGTGGTGTTTGCCCCGATAAGCTGGGTAAGGCGTTGCGGTGAGTTAAAGTATATCTCCTTGTTTTGCTTTGACATATTGCAGTGTATGAGTAACACTGCAAATTTCGCGTGCAACTTAGCGAGAAAAAAAGACAAGCAAATAAAATGACTCAAGCCCAATCGACTAAGGATTGGGCTTGATACTGTACTGTTTAACGTGCAAGACACTGCGACTACGGCTGTGAATTACACGATTCTTTGTGCAAATATATGAACAAAAGTTTTGCCAAACAAGTTTTTGATAGTTAAAAATTAAGACCGGAACATTTTTTGAGTATTTCCACAAGTTCAACTCTCTGTTTCTTGAAACGTGCATACAAATCATCAAGTTCCTTTTGCAGGTCGTTTGCTCTATTCTGTGATATTTGCTTCAGCACATATTGCAGAACAGTTATTGCTCCATTTAAGTTTTGGCAATCAGCACCGGCAAGCCCAAGCTTCGGGCCTTTTGCACTAATACCATTCGGGAGTTGCAAATCAAATAGTGCAGAACCATGAGCACATTTGTTGCGTAAAGTGTATATAGCATCAATGTAAGATGTAAAAACCGCAGATTTGCCGACACCGAAGTTTCTTGCTATTGCTTTTTTGTCGTCTTTGTTGTCAATAGACTTATACAGCCTCACAATACTACCGAATGTCATAAACTCAATCGTTTTCCAAGCAGGAGCATATTTGTCCGCAGGATATTTATTGTGATGTCTCTTTATCTGCTGGTTTTTCCTGAACGCCTCCGACTGATATACTTTTCTATCAAAATCATTTATAAAGGATTGAATAACCACAGTAGGACTCACAAACCACAACGGGTCAGTTTTATACTGCAACGACATATAGTATGTAAGATAGGTTCTGAAAGCCACCTCAACACGAGTCAAATATCTGTTAAGTATGTTTCTCAAATCAAAATCGAAATAGTACAACGCAACTGCATCTTCAAACAATGTTCCGGGTACAACATTATGAGTTCTGTTCGCCGTTTGTGGGTGTGTCTGTTCAAACGGGAAGAAATAGAAACCTAAACGATAATAACCAATATCGTGCAATATCTCTTTTGCCTTTTCGGGGTCGTTTATGATTATACCACGAGAACGCAATATATCAATTTGTTCATCAACAGTTTTTGCCGTTTTCATTACGATTTATTATTTGTTTACAAAGGTAATAAATAACTTTCATTTATAACTGACTTTTGGTACTTTCCGTTTCTTTATCGCTAAATAAAACATCTTCTTCCAAGTCTGCCTCTTCGTACTCCACATCTTCAATGTCTATTGTCTCGGCACGGTACTTTGCAATCATCTTCTGTATCTTCTCCTGAATGTTCGGTATAGGCTTGATACCAAGAACAGAGGGGTCATCGGTGGCTGTGAACGGCTGAACGACAATGAGGTCATACGGCACAGCCTGCTCGTCTTCGAGGTCAATGCGGTTAAACTTCGCATAGCTTGAAGCTGCTTTCTCCATTGTCTTTGTGTCCTTGCGTTTCTTCGCCATCTGGTATGTTTCGAGTATCATTTCATTGTACCGCCAACGGTGGAAATCACGGCTTGCCTGTGCAAGGTGCGGTAACATCGCCTTTATGACAGAGAGGTCGGAATATGCCAATGGCTTTGATATGCTGTACCTATCCATAGCGACCTCGACAAACTGACGATCCTTTGCATCGGGATTGGCAATGCACCAGTTGTAGAGGTCGCGTACTCGCAAAAGGCGATTGACGACAACATCGGGGAAACGCTGTCGCAACTCCTCTTCAGCGGTGAAAAGGTCGGTTCGGGCTATGTCAATAACAGAGGGGAAAGGCATAAGGAAATGAGAAAGGAGAAAACTGAAAAGGGAAATATCGTGCCAACGAGTGAAAACAAAGCTTGCTTATGTTTTTACAACGAGTGCAGCCGATATTCAACGAAGTTAAAAGTATTAGTAATAGACCGGCACGCATTATTGCCTCCTATCACTATTCGCACCCCAGCCACGACAGACTTTTATCCTGTCGGGCTGACTAATGCTGTGATAGTCGGCGATAGCTCGCTTTGCTTCGCTATTCGTCGTCCTCCATATCAAGTAAATTCTTATGTGTGTTCTCAATAGCAAGAGGGCTACCCACCTGTGCGAGTAGCATTTCCTGATGCAGGAGCTTCACTTTGCTGCTTGCCTTGCCTCGGTAGTATCTCTTGCTGACTTCGCTTTCTTTGCGTGCGATATCCTCGCGTAGCTGCTCGGCCGGCAAGTCAAGGATTACTGCCATATCCGATATTTTGAGGTATATGCTGGCGAATTTCTCTATCTGTGTAAGCTGTTCTTCTGTGTAGGTCATAATGTAAAGCTGAAAGATGAAAGATGAAAACGGAAAACTACGAATTGATTGTTTGAGAAAATAAATCATTCAGTGGTACGCTGTGGCCTTTTATCAACTCCTGCACCTGTGCGTGGAGCGTGGCAAAGATTTCCTTGTCTGTGGTGATGAAAGCAGACTCGGAGCGATTGCCTCGTGTCAAGTTCTGCGAGGTAACGACGGAAACGGTGTCGCCAGAGTCGGAACGAACAAGAAGTATCTTGCTGTGATTGTCGGCAAGGTATGTACGCTCAATAACCTGTGTAATGAAAGCCCACAATTTGAGTGTCTTGTTTGTCGCCTTGTGGTCGAGTACGAGATTAAATCGCTTCACCCGTCCACTCTTCTCGATGAAGAAGAGGCGACGCAGGAACTCTTCCGATATGGAAAACGATGTCTGCCATACTTCGGCTGTTCCTACTTGCTCCAGCACCCACTCCAAAACATCGGCAACTTGCAGCACATTGGAGAGATAGGCTTGATATGGCTTATCCCCCAATGGCTTCAAGATGTCGTTTATAGAGGTATTGCGTTTCATAAAAGGAGAAATGAGAAATCAACTATTTGTTTTCTTCGTGCGTTTCTTTCGTGCCGGTTTCTCTTCAACCTTTACAGGCTCTTCGGTACTCTCGGCAACATAATGGTCGTACTGCTCCCAATTTGCGTGTATCTTCTTATCTAATCCGATAAGTTCTTTAAGGAATGGGTAACGCTCGGAGTCCGGACAAGGAGAGTCCGCAGTGGAGAGTGTACGCAAACGCAAATGTACCTCGCGCATACGCTGTAGAATGGAAAGGTTCTCAACGTATAAAGCCTGTATCTCTTCCGGCAGTGTATCGTGGTCGGCACGTTTGCCCTGCTTGAACTCCTTTGCAGGATTATCCTCTGCGAATGAATAATGTTTCTTCTCTATCTGCTCAACCTGCTTCTGCATTTGGGCGACCTGCGTATGTGTCAATTCCTTTACTCGGAAACCATAATGTTTGCGAAGGTGGTATTCGATGAACTCGGCCTTTCCGCGAGGGTTGGCAATGAGATTACGATACATAATCTGATTGCCGTTGAGCTTCAGGAGGTACAATGCACCTTGCTCATAATCGCGCTCTTCGTGCGGTGTGTCGAGCCACTGCTGTATCTTCTCGGTAAAATCGTGGTCAAAAGTCATAGCTTGTTGTTTATTCCTGTGAAAAATAGAATGTTCTTATCGTACTGCGACAAAAGGCGGTACATACTGCCTATTGTGGAGCCTGTGGTAACAAAATCGTCAAAGACTATTATGTTTGGCTCTTGGGGCAGTATGTTCAGGGTGTATTCGGCATTGATACGCTGTTTGTTCTTGCAAAAGGCTACATCTTCGTAAAAGGGTATCTTCAACTGCCGGGCAATTTCTTCGCTTATGCGTGTAGCAAAGTTCTTTGTAAGGTGTCTGCGCTTCGGTGCTGTGCAGATAGCCCAACAGCCTTTGCATAGGTGTTTACCGACAATCTGCCGTATGAGGTCGGCCGTATTGTCCGCAAAGAACTGCACCATACTGTCATCGGCCTTTATCTCGGTGAGTGTACGCCCGAAGATAGACTTCTGCCATATCGAAATGAAGAATACACCGCCACGACGGGTAAGGCGTACCTTCCTTGTAAAGTCGCACCTTGCCTCTACGCTTTTATCCCAACCTTTACGCTGCTGTTCGGCAAAGATGTCCTTGCCCTCCTGCGAAGCAGGTGCACCGAGTACACCCACTTCAACAGGTGCAACCTCGATACTTTCAAGGATAGCACCTATATCATTTATGGTGTCCCCGGTGTCCTGCATAAGTAGCTGTGAGTTGAAAGATGAAAGTGTTAGCCGTCAATGATATTCTCGTCGTCGGTGCTGTCGCAAACAATGCTTCCGTCCTCTGTCTCAAGTGTACCGCGATAGAAAGGTGCAGGGCATTCATCGGTAGCCTCTGCGGTAATGGTGGTAGAGGTAGTACCTGTAGCACCTTGCCCCA